AAATATTCCAATTATTACTGAAGATGATTTCTTGAACCTAATAAATTGACTTATTAAAAATTTTTTGGTATAATAAATATATGAAAAATAAAGAGTTAAAAGAAATAGCAAAACGAATAGCTAGATTAGAAATGGAAAGTAGAAAGCAGGGCAATAATCTTGAATAGATTTCTGCTGAAATTAATAATATTGTAGACACTCTTTCACTTAAAGAAATTTTCTAGCTAGACAAATATATAAGACAAGAATTAAAATGTCTTTGATTTTTTAAAAAATTTATATTATAATAAAAGAAATTAAAAATGAATTATTAAAAAGGAGAAATGAAAAATGGGTAAATTTAGTGAAAAGGCACTTATGGTTAAGAAGTATGTTGAAGAGCATGAGTCAGAAGGCATTACAGCAAATGATATTGCTGAAGCGTTGGGACTAACTGCAAAGAGTGTTAATGCGACTCTTACTGCCGCATTTACAAATCATAAAGAGGAAACTGGTGAAGAAGTAGATGGTAAGAAAGTTAAGGCAGTAAAGCCTCTTATGGTCCGTGTTCCTGGTGAAATTGAGGAAGAGAAGGACGGAAAAATTGTACATAAGGGTGTTAAGTTTATCGAGTTTACAGACTATGGTAGAACTTTTGATTACAATGCTTGATGAAAGGAACTACCTGGGTTACAATTATTAACCCAGGTATTTTTTATTATGGTTAAATAGATTTTACTTTTTTTTGTTGTATTAATTTTATTAGGATTAATTTATTATTTTATTTATCGTTTAGGAGCAATTCGTAAAAAATAGTTAGAACTTCAAGAGAAAGAGCGAAAAATTTAGCAAGGATATACAGATAAAATAATAAATGCTGAAATGAGATTAACTTCAATAGAAGATAAAATATAGCAGAAAGAACAAAATTTTAATTAGAAATACAATTTTGAAGAATAGTCAATTCAAACTCGATTAAAAAATTATGAAAAAATTAAACGATAGTCAATAGAACAACAGCTAAAAAATTATCAAATTAAATATAATATTTAGAAATCTAAATACGAACAATAGTTAGCCTTACTTCAGCAAGAAGTTTAGGCGGCAGCCGCTTCACTCTAGGCATTAAAGTAGACACGCAAGGCCGCATACTAGGCTATACTAAGATAGAAAGAAATGAAAGATAAGGTTGATGATTACAGATTAATTCCTTCTCAAGTAGATTTGTCTGATATAAAAAAACTGGAGAAAGTGAAAAAGGAATTATCAAAACCTCGTATCTTATCTATGTTGATATGGCAAACATTTTGGCAACCAATTGCTAAAGTAAGATTTCCAATTATCTTAAAAGATAAAACTAAAATGGGAATCTATAAAATTACAAATATTGAAACGAATGAATGTTATATTGGTCAGGCTGTTGATATATATAAAAGATGGAATTAGCATTGTAAAGCAGGATTGGGTATTGATACCCCACCAGGAAATAAACTTTATAAAGCTATGATGGATTACGGCCTTTAGAATTTTACTTTTGAAATTCTATTAGAATGTAATCGAGATGAATTAAATGAAAAAGAAAAGTATTTTATTTCATTATATCAAGCAGATACATATGGATATAATGGAAATATTGGAGTAAATAGAAAATGATAGTTAAAGTTTTTTAGAAAAATAAAAATGGAAAAATTGAGTTTACTCAAAAAGAGTTAGAAACTCTTTTAAATGAAATTTATTGGCAAGGACGTAATGATGCTCATTATGGTTGGACTTCTACAACAACTCCTTGGATTTATACAACTCCTAATTAGGGAACTCCAAATTATACAACTACTACACTTGAAAATATTATTTCACCAGTATCTAGTAAAACATGAGGAGTAATAAAATATGAAATTTGAAAAAACTGAAGTTATGAATTTTGAAGGGGCTTTTAGAGGACTCCGTAACCCTCTTGAAAGTTGGGCAAAATCTGATAGTCAGTTCGGAATTGAAAAACTTGATGAATTACAGGCAGATTATGAAACAGCTTATGAATACTGTATTAACGAAGGATTAGATGAAGAAAAAGACTATGATGCTTTTTATGAAGCAGAAGAGAAATATGCAGAATGGTTAAGAGAAAATGGTGATTTAAATAAAACTTCATTTAATCTTTATTTTCCAGATTGCGTTCAATATGCCTATATAGGTCCAAAAGACTTAGATTTGGCACAACGTATGATTAAAGCAGGTTCTAGTGATAGAAAATTTATGCGTCAAATTATGGTTTCTGTTGATATAACTGCTCCGTTATATTGGTGGAAGGAATTTGATACTTATAAAGTTAGTACTGTAGCTAATAGTACTTCAACGATGCATAAATTAGCATCTACTCCAATTACTTTTGATTGTTTTGAAATGGATGATTTTGAAAATTTAAGAGTTTATGATAATGAACCATATAATACAGATACTTTTGTTACAGACATTTGGGATGATATTATTGGATATTGTGAAACTCTTAGGTTGAGATATAATGAGACAAAAGACAAGAAATATTGGAAAGAATTAATTAGAATACTTCCTGAAGCATGGTTACAAACTCGAACTGTAACTCTTAATTATGAAGTATTACGAAATATTTATTTCCAACGTCGTTATCATAAATTAACAGAATGGCATAGATTCTGTGAATGGATAGAGTCACTTCCATATGGTAAAGAATTAATTACTTATGAAGGATGATTTGAAAAAATAAAAAAATTATTATATAATAAATTATAAGAATTAAATAAGAGGTAAAAAATATGAAAAATAAAATGAATCGAGAAATTTTGGAAGGCAGACTTTATGATTTTGATTTGACAAAAAAGACTGTAAAGAATCAGGCTTCTAATTATTATGGACAGGAGTTTTGGTCAGGTACAATTCATATTGCAACTGATGAAGCAGGTCTAAATGTTATCCCTGTACATTACACATTTGTGCTTCCTACTTTTGGAAATGGAAAGACAGATTCTAGATTCTCTGCATTTGAGAAAATTACAACAGAGAATAAAGCATGGGTAAGAGAAGGTGTTGGTAAGGAAAACGCAGAAAAAATTAGACTTACTCCTTCCGGTGACTTGAATGATTTTTATATGGTAAATGATGATAGAGCGGTTTCTGCTCAAAGAAATGAAGGTGGTTTTATCACATTCATTAAGGAACTTGCTCCAGAGGGAACTTCAAGAAATAAGTTCACTTATGATATGATTATTAATAAGGTAACTGTAATTGAACCTAAAGAAGGAACAGATGATGTTCTTCATGCAAGGATTCATGGTGTTATTTTTAACTTCAGAGAAGCTATCCTTCCTTGGGATTTGATTGCTTATAATCCAAAGGCAATTGAATATTTTGAGGGACTTGGAGTTTCAAGTGCAAATCCTATTTATACTCAAGTATGGGGTAGCATTAAAAATACTACTATCAGAGTAGAAAAAGAAGTTGAAAATGCTTGGGGAGAACCTATGGTTGAGTATTCTGAGAGAACTCGTAGAGAATGGGTAATTGAAGGTTCTAAGCCTCAGCTTTATGATTTTACAGATGAAGATAGAGCAGACCTTCAGAAAAAGATTGCTGATAGAAATGTTCATCTTGAGGAAGTAAAGAGTGCGGCCATTGCATATGCGAATAGCCAGAAGAACGCTATTCAGTCTACCCCAACTCCTAATACAATGGCAGGTCCTTTATCTAATATCCCTATGGGAGATTTTAATGATTTTTAATTAATAGGCAAGTGGTTAAACCACTTGCCATTTTAAACTATGAGTATGGAAAAAGAAAATAGTGAGGTATAAAAAATGGCAATTAATTTAATGGGAATTTAGCCCCATAAAGTAAGTAGAGATTTAAGTGGATATATTACTTATTTATATGGACCAGGAAAAATCGGAAAGACAACTTTTGGTTCACAAATGCCAGGAGCATTACTTTTAGCATTTGAAAAAGGATATAATGCTATTCCTAATATTTATGCACAAGATATTTCGACGTGGTCTGAGATGAAAACTGTTTTAAGACAGTTAAAAGACCCAAAAGTAAAAGAAAAATTTCAATCAATTATTGTAGATACTATCGATATTGCTGCGGCCGCCTGTGAAAAATATATTATAGACCAGAATAATGTAGATACATTAAATCAGATTCCTTACGGTCAAGGCTGGGTTCAAGTAAAAAGAGAACTTGAAAGTACATTTAGAGCTGTAACACAACTAGGATATGCTGTCTTATTTATATCACATGATAAAGATAAGACTTTTAAAAGACAAGATGGAACTGAGTATAATCAAGTTGTACCTACATTAAGTAATAGTTATAATGAAATTATTAAAAATATGGTTGATATATATGGATATGTACATGGAATAACAAAAGATGGAATTCCTACTAGAGTATTAACACTGCGTTCATTTGATGGAATAATTGATTGTGGTTCAAGATTTAGATATATGCAACCAGAAGTTAAATTTTCATATAGTTCTTTGGTAGATGCTTTAAATCATGCAATTGAAGAGGAAGCTGAAAGAGCAGGAAGAGAATTTGTTACAGATGAAAGAAATACATCAACATC